CCACTCTAAATACCTTATATTAATATTATTAAGTATTTAGATGTCTTATAAAGGAAGATATCAACCGAATAACCCATTAAAGTATAAAGGTAACTTTCGGAACATCATTTATCGTTCTCTATGGGAACTTAAGTTTATGAAATATTGTGATAGTAATCAGAATATTTTAGAATGGGGAAGCGAGGAATTTTGTCTACCTTATAGATCTCCTTTGGATAATAAAGTTCATAGATATTTTCCAGATTTCTATATTAAGGTAAGAGAAAATACTGGAAAAATTAAAAAGTATGTAATCGAAATAAAACCCCAAAAACAATGTATTGAACCTAAAAAACAAAAAAAGAAAACTAAAAGTTATATTTACGAAGTCCGTCAATATGCACAGAATCAAGCAAAATGGAAAGCTGCAAAAGATTATTGTCTTGATAGAGGATTAGAATTTAAAGTATTAACAGAAAACGAACTAGGTATAACAAGATGACATATAGTTACCCCACAGATGATAAACATAATAGAATTCGTGGTGTTGTTAATAATTTAACAGGAACAGAAGATTCTGAAGATCTAATGTTAGAACTAATGGATGCATTAAGTGATTCAGTTTCAGCAATACCAGACGCTGGAAAATATTATACTTTCTTGTATGCACCCAAAACTTCCAATTTACAATATGATGCACATCCATTAGTTGCAGTTACTGACATACTTCGATGGGGTTTTAAAGGATTCAATTATCATTGGGGTGAAATGAGACAATATACATGGCAAGAGATAGTTGGCCAAGTGTATGAAATCTATCCAGAGGAACTTCCTGATGCCAGAGAAATACCTTTTCAGAATATTCGTCTAAATAGTTAAAATAATAAATTCAAAATATAATAATGTAAGCAGATGTCATTAAAGAAACCTGATAGTATAAGTCAAGAAAAGTGGGATAAGTTGTCCGAAACTGATAAGAATGATGTGTGGAATGAATCAGGAATGGTTCAAGTTTTATCCAATAGTGACAATTATAGAAAAGTTACTGATCAGGCTGGTAATGTCGCTATAATGGAAGGAGGTGGTCCAAATTTAAAGGTAAAATCTCTAGATGGAACAAATAAAGAAGTACAAAAGAATATAGCAGAGGCAAAATCTGAAATATTAAGTAAGAAAGAGGAAGCTAACGAACCTGGTGTACCAGATAAATTTTCTGATGCAAGATATCCTTATAGTACAATAACCAACACTATGGATTTTATGCAATTCTCAATATATAAGTATGTGAGAGGTGGTGGTGCAGTAACTTCAAGAAATGAAGAAAGTTCATTAAAAAAAGATCGACTTGGAGCAGTGTTTCTTCCAATTCCAGCTCAATTAGTTGATTCAAATACAACAGACTATGGACAAGGTTCTCTGAATTTTATTCAAGAAGCAGCACTAGATGGATCAGCATCTCTAATAGGTGGTGATACTGAAAGAGCAACAAAATCAATCACCAACATGGTTGGGGGTATAACAAATAATAAAGGTATGGTCTCAAACTTTTTTGCATCTAAAGCAGTTAATTCTTTATTGGGAGGAAATTTACCATTCAGTGAAGTAATGGCTAGAAATAGTGCAAATGTATTGAATCCTAATATGGAATTATTATTCAAAGGTCCAACCTTAAGAAATTTTAATTTCCAATTTAAATTCACACCAAGATTTGAAAAAGAAGCAACAGAAGTAAGAAAAATAATAAAGATATTCAAAAGAAATATGGCTCCACGCACACAAAATGCACAACTATTAAAAACACCAAATATTTTTGAAATACAATATATTGGAAAAGCAAGAGATTATTTAAATAGAATAAAATTATGTGCTCTAAGAAATGTTACTATGAATTATACAGGTGAAGGAAACTTTGCAACATATAATGACGGTTCACCAATTTCTATGATTATGACTCTTTCATTCACCGAACTAACACCAATATATAATGAAGATTATGGTGCATACGATGATAGATCAGATGGAGTAGGTTACTAAAATGGGATATTTCAGAGAATTACCAAACTTAGAATATCAGAGTTTTTTATCTGATGCTATATCATCTCAAAGTTATGTACTAGTTAAAAACTTATTCAGAAGAAATAAACTTCGTGATGATTTACAAAATATTTTCACAATTTTTAATAAGTATGAAATAGTAGAAGGTGCAAGACCAGATACCGTTGCAGAAGAATACTATAACAATTCAGAATTTGATTGGGTTGTATTATTAACTGCTGGTATTATTAATGTGAGAAATGAATGGCCATTATCAAGCAATAATTTATATAATTATGCAGAAGAAATTTATGGTACTAAATTAAATGATATTCATCACTATGAAACTATAGAAATTAAAGACTCTTCAGGTAGATTAATAATGCCAGCAGGGAAAATTGTAGATGAAGATTTTGTATTATCATATAGTCAATTTACAGATTTTAAAGAAGATGAAGATGGTCAATATATAATAGATGATGATCCAGATTCTGATTATTATGGAAAAAAGATACCTCTAACTGAAAATATAGAAAAAAGTGGATCTAATGTTATAAGAGGAGTGTCTAATTTTGAATATGAAACAATTAAAAATCGAAAGAAAAGTTCAATATATCTTCTCAAAAAGACATATTTACAACAATTCTTAAATGATATGAGAAATATTATGATGTATAAAGATTCTTCAGAAAAAATTAATTCTAAACTAATACGAACAGAAAATACTAATGCTATAAGTAGATAAAAAAAGGGGGTCAATTAAGACCCCCTTTTTAGTGCTTTATGATTCTGCCAATTTAGCAAAATATGATAATGGATCATCTTCTTCAGAAGAAGTAGGAGTTGGTGCAGCAACAGCAGCACTAACTAGCTCTTCTGCAGAACCACGATCATCATCTTCATCAACAGTTTCCACATCTTGACGAACTGTGGTTTTATTACCAAGAACATAACCAAGACGCTTTTTCAAATCTTCATAAGACTTGAACTGATCTGCGGCAACAAACTCTTGAAGAGAACTTTCTTTCTTCCAGAGTCCTTCGAGTGCATCATCGTCATCCAATAAAGGAGTAACAGGAGTGAACTCAGAAGAATCATAATTTCTATAACCTGCAACATTCTTTGCTTTCAACTTGAAGTTGGCACCTTGCCAAAAATCAAATGGATCAATTGCTTCTTCATCCTCAAACTCAGGTTGCATTGCTGCAGTTAGTTTGTCAAAGATCTTCTTGCCATACTTATACAAGAATACTTTACCTTCGTTCTCAGGATTTGCTGGATCCTTCACAACATAGATGTTACTGATATATGTGAGTTTACGCTTCTGCTTACGAGCAGCATCTTTACCAGCATCTGTGCCATTGTTCCATAGAGTAGTATTAAACTCAGAAACAGGATCCTTCTGACCTAGAGTGGTCAAAGAATTTTCGATGTACCAACCACCAGGCCCTTGAAAGGCATGAGAGTATAGTTTTACAAATGGTAGATCCTCACCATCGGGAGCAGGTAGGAAACGAATAACGGCATAACCATTACCTGATTTGTCACATTCTAATTTCCATAAACGGTCATCACCTGATGAACCATTGTTATTCATTTTTTCGACTTCTTTCACAAGTTTTTGTGTAAGAGAGCCAAGTTTTGATTGCTTTTTAAGATTAGCAAACGACATTTAGATTACCTCGGATAAATTGGATTCGTTGGATGTTTAGATTATAGCAAAGAATTGATTATTAGTCAACAGTTTCTTTCATCTTTTGAATAGTTTTTTTCATAGTATCAAATAGAACATTAATATCAGTACCTTTAGGGTAACCCATTATTTGTACTGATTCTGCTAATTGTTCTTTCATTTTCACTGCTTCAGGATCATCTGATAAAGATAATCTTGTATACATGATACGCTGTTTATCTAACAATTCTATCAAATCTTCAATATGTTCTTTTTTCTTTTCAAGACTTAATGTAGCAAAAGAAAATACACTTCCATATATTTCTTCCTGCAATTTATTAATATCATTTAGTTCTTCACGAACTATTTCAGAATCAAAAAATTCACTCATTTACAATGTCCCTTAAGATTGATTTATATTGAAATACATTAATATTTATGAAAGGAATATATTTTTTTATCTTTAAACTGACGGATTCCCACACTGGATCATCTAACTTCTTATCAAAGTTTTTTACGAAAGAAAAGACTTTTTCCAGTATCGTAAGCGTTTCGAGCGAGATCTCTCCACCCAGATATTTTTTTAGTAATGGAGGATGGCCTTTCGAGCAATTGAATACTGTCTCTAAGTCGTTCTCCGATAGTAATTCGTTGAGTTGTTCTTTGAATAAGTACGTCAAACTCTGTTTCCGTCTCATCCAGTCGGCGTAATTTCTTTCGCCAGAATTGATAATTTCTCCAATCCATAAGTTTTGTGGGTTG